GGGGGAGGCCCGCCTGGAGGGCCGCCCACCGCGCCCGGCGAAGGGGACGCAGGCGGCCCTCCAGGGGCGCCAGGAGGCCCGCCGGGCGGAGGTGGTGGCTCCATGCCCGGTGGCCCGCCTGGGGGCGCTGGAGACGCCTCCAGGCCCTCTGGTGGGGGCGGTCCGCCAGGGGGCATCCCTGGGGGCATTCCCCCCGCGCCATTCGGTCCCTGAGCACCCGGCCCTGGTTGTCCCATCGAGCCACCCATCACGGGTGAATTGATACCAGCGGGAAGAGCGGGAGGCGCGGGGGGTCCGCCGCCCGGAGGGGGTGGAGCGGGACCACCTCCGGGGAGGGGTGCGGGCGGGGTCGCGCCGGAGCTGTCCCCGCCGGGGGGTGCCAGGACGGCGGTGTCCTCGGCGGTGTGCTCCTGGGAGAGTATCTCGATCTCGGGATCGGAGGCGAGCTGCATGAATTGCAGCATCGTGATCCCAGTATAGTCGAACTCCTCGACCTTGTGCGTCTCCTCAAAGGCCCACTTGATCACGCCGATCTTCTTGAGGAGTGCATCGTGGACGCTGTCGTATAGTGTCGCGAACCAGTTATTCCCGTCCGCGTTGAGGAGGTATTGTATGTATTCGGTGGCCTGCTCGGCCTGGGGGATGTCCTCGGCGGAATTTGGCTCGTAGTCCACGACCTTGTCGCCGCCCGCGAAGACGCGGATGATCCCCGGCAGCATGGTGTGGATGATGTCCGCGACCTCGCGCACAACCGTGGATGATCGCCCGGCCTCCAGGCTCTCGGGCGTGCCATCGTCGTTGAGGACCGCGCCCTCGTAATAAGCGAATGACCGCTCCCGGTCGGGGCCTAGCGTGTCATCGGCATAATTGGCGGCGTCCTCGCGGTAGGCGCGCACAATCGCGAGGATTTCCTCGTCGTCGAGCGGGTCGGAGCGGGAGCTTTTAGAGCGCGGGGATCGCGCCATGAGACAATCCACCCCTAGTTGACACGGGGCGTTCTACACAACCGGAGGTGGTCTTGGGAAGCCCTTGTTTTCGCGTGTCAAGAGGGGTGAATGGCGAAAGTCGGACACGCACTCAGTGCGTGTCCCGCCTGGGAAGGGGAACAAAGCGTGAAAGTCTGCACGTAGCTAGTTGCGTGCGTGGTCCCAGAGGACGGGGTCGTTTTTGGGGAGCAGGAGGACGTCCGCCTCCGCGATGCGGGTCCGGAAGAACCCGTCGTGGGCCGGGTGGAGGAGGTGAAACTTGCGCGCATACCAGGGGGACCAGTCGTTCCCGATCTTGAAACCCGACCCGTCGTCCAGGGGGGTCGCCGTCTCCCACCTGACGCGGTCGAACACCGCCCTGGCGCTGTAATGCTGGAACCCGCGCCTGATCATGTCGAAAGTGAACCTTTCAAACAGGCGCCAGAAGTCCGGATTGTTCATGTCCACGGTAGCGAACCGGCCGACAGTGTAGCGGGTCATGTCAAACTACCCTGAGATTGCGTTTTATGGGTCCGGAGCGGCTGGAAGGGGGCAGGCGGGCGTAGCGCAGCATCATGAGGGCGTAACGAATGGCCGAGACGATGTCGTCGTGCTGCTTCACCGGGCGGCCCTCCTTCCTGTGGTAGTTCCTGATCTCGTCAAGGCAGTCGGTGAGGTGGTTGAATATCTTCAGCCTGCCGCTTTCCAGGCGGTCGATCATGTCCGCGATGCTCGCCTCCAGCCCATACCCGCCCTCCGGGAAGGTCGCGTGCTCGAAAAGCATCTGCAACCCGTTCCGGCGGTAAATCTCCGCCATCGGGTCGCCGGAGGTGCGGTCGTGGGAGGCTGCATCGTGGGGCCACGCCACGGGGATGCCGTGGCCCCAGCCGCGCAGTATCTGGCAGTGCTGGGCGACGGTGTTCTGGGCGACGGAGAAGGCCTGGGTGATGTAGACCACGTCCGCCTCGCGGTCATGTGCGAGCATTACGGCCCCGAAAGGGTGGTCAAACCCTAAGTCTATGCCTATGATCTTTGGCCAATGACGTGGTATCGAAAAGGCATCGATTGTGTATGCGCTCTCGGGGACCGCGAAGACCTTGCCGGAGCCTAATTGCGGGATGCCCCTTGTCCGGGCCTCACGTTCGTGCGGCTTGTAGAACGCCTTGACGCGGTTTCGTTGCTCTTCCGAGAAGTGTGCGGCGTCCTCCAGCGTCATCTGCACGAGGGCGCGGTCCGGGGTGGTCGGCTTGGGGTAGAACAGGCGGACCACGTCCGACATGCCTTCAAGCGGGGTAAACGTCAGAAGGATGATGCCATTCGTTGCGTTCGTGCGCGTTACCGCTTCACTGTAGATGTCATACGGTGGCTCTTCGTCCATCCAAACGAAATGGAGCGTCTCGGCCTGGAGTTTTTCCCGATCCTGCTGATAGGACTTGAACCCGATGGTGGAGACGCCGCCGGAGGCGTGCTGCACCGAGACGGTGTCGAGGGCCTCGCTGACGCCCCTGGCGGAGGTGGACCCCTTGATGAGGCGGCGGGGGACCAGCCCCGTGCCGGGCGAGCTGGCGCGGCCGAACAATATGCGCTGACAGCTGTCTCTGGTCAGCTCTGAGGAGACGCCGATGGCCCACCCGGCGACCGGATCGCTGAAACGCTTGCCTTGCCACCAGACCGGATATTCACCAGTGAGGTGGTATGAACATTCCGCACCCGCACAATACGTCTTTCCCACTTGGTTAGCCGCCATCAGCAACCGTTCGCGCATCATGGCGCCGTGGGCGTGGAAGGCCTCCTGCTTGGGGTAGGGCGTGTATAGCTCGATGGTGCGCTCGGAGAGGAGCCGCTTCGTCTCCTGGCGCAGGGCCTTGAGCGCAACGGGGTCAGAGCGGAGCTGGTCGACTACCGTTACCATTGCGAAACAGCCCCCACAGGGCCGCGCCAAAATTTGGCTTTCTGTTTATTACGGTGGGAGAGCGGAGTTTGGGTGGATGGGACTGCGTTCACGCATCCCGCCCCCGGCACCCCCCTGCCGGGGGGCCGGAACGATCCGTCAGCGTCACGTCCTGGCCTATGCAACCCAGGGTTGTATAATGCAACCATAGGTTGTATCGCCCATCGCAACGAGATGGGTTGGCGTTCGGGGTGGACGCCACGCGCACGATGCAACCCCTTGATATCATTGGCCATCTGCACCCCCTGCCTCCTCGGTCCCCACACTAGAACCCACACTCGACACAGGCTGGTGTTCGATGGTCAGGGGCGCGGCGATCACGTTGCCCTTCGGTATCGTTACTTGCTCCGATCCTACCGCTTCGTCAACGAGGGCGAGGAGCGCGAGCAGCTTGTCGGCCGATAGCCTCGCCAGCGGACTTTCAATCGCCATGCTCCGCTGCACGAACATCCCGATCTCCTTGCCCACCAGCTCCAGCCCCTTGAGCGTGGCGCCCCTGTCGCTGGCCAGCTTGGCGTGCTCCACCTGATCCACCAGCTCGCGCAGCACCCACTCCCTGGTCGGCGCCGCGACCCGCACGATGTCCTTCGCTTTCTCCTGATCAATCAAGGCACTGACCTCGGCAATGCGAGCCTTGACCGCAGGCTGCTTGAGCACCTGATAGGCTTGCTTGTTCGCGTTGGAGTAGCCCGCCTTGGTCGCTGCGACCACGGCCGTGTTGCCCTGCGCCACGTAGAGGCAGAACGCTTCCCGTCTTGCGGACCTGACCCGGACCGTCACCAGCTATCTCCCAGTTTCACCCAATGAAACGGCACCTTCCCCCGGTTTGCTCACCTCCGCAAGCAGAACGTGCCTCCACCCCCACCACGCGAGCAGCACCGCGTCCGCCTCGTCGTGCCGATGCACCGCGTCGGTCCCCAGCAGCCGCTCGACCAGACCCACCCCCTCCGCCTTCCCCACAGGACCGCCACGCAGCCCGTAGGACGCCCTCCACCTCGCTGGCCATACCTCGACCGCCCTCCCCCTTAGCCCCGCCTCCACGGCCTCCTGAAGCCTCCCTGTGGCCCTCCCCAAACTGAACGCCCCGACCACGCCCATCTGCGGGCTGGCCTGCTGGCCCTCCACCACCACGAGGTCCGCCTCCGGGACGAGCTGCCGCACCCGGCGGCTGTCCACCGCCTCGCCTACGGCGTCGAGCTGCGGCCGGTCCCTCCCCCACCAGCACCGGATCAGCGCGACCGCTCCCCCCTTGCCAGGATCGATCCCGAGAACCGTCCACCCGCTCTCCGCCCGGCTCGCCTCACGCTGCTGCCGCTTCGCCGCCCGCTCGATCCTGGCCCGCTCGCGCTCCGCCTTGCGCCCCAGCTCCGCCGGGTCATCTGCACAGTCACCCATTGCACCCCGCTGCCCCCTCTGCACACGCACACTGCACACGCCCCATTTGCCTGCTGCCAACATATATATACCGTATGCGTAATATACATACTGTATCTTCCATCTATCCCTCCTCTACACAATAACCATTAAACCAGTGTGCAGTGTGCAAAACGCCTTCAACCCATTGATCCTGAAACGCAAAAGGACTGCACACGCTCCAAAAGCGTGTGCAGTCCCGTGTGCAGTCTTACCGTGCCCACCTTGCGCTGCACGCATTGCACGCAGCGTATCACTCGCCTCAGAACTCGCTGCCCGCGCTACGCTTTCGGTCCTCCTCCAGCTTCGTCCGCAGCAGCTTCGGCTCCATCTGGGCATACAGCTCGACCGCCTCCCGTGCCCACACACGGGGCCTGCTGTCCCCCTCCGACACTTGGACCTTCGTGGTCCTCCACCCGTCCGCCGCCAGCGCCCTCTTGAGCTGCTCCAGCAGCCTGTGCCCCGGCCCAAACCCGCTTGCACCCCACACGCCCCTCCTCGCCAGCTCCACCAGCTCGTCCAGCGTCACCAGCACGCGCCCCGACATGGGTCCGTCAGGCCCCCACAGTGACCGCGCCCACCCCATCGCGGGCGCCTCCGCCTCCCTGGTCATGGCGACCTTGGCGGCGCTTACCGGAGGCGCCTGCTTAGGGTTGAACGCGGTCACCTCCCGCGCCAGCAGCCACCCCATCACGGCCGCCTTGCCGCCCGCGTCCAGCCACGCGTAGTAGGCCTTGAAGTATGCCGCGTCCCCCGCCAGCACCGTGTCCACCACGTCGAAGCGGCGGTCGTCCTCCGCCAGGGCGATGGCGTCGGCGTGGTTCGTGGTGACGATCAGGTTGACGATGTTGGGGACCGAGAACGCCGACACGCCCTTGAGGTTGATCCTGATCCGGTCCGGGGGCGTGGTCAGGAGCGCCTTGATCTCCTCATACGAGGACCGCTTCCTGAAGGACGGCATCTCGGTGACCAGCAGCCACGGCTTCTGCATGTACTCGTTGAAGTCCCCGCCGATCTGCATGCCGGGCACGACCGCGTGATTGTGCTCCCCCACCGCCGCCCAGAACGGCGCCAGGGCGCTGTCCTTGCCGGTCCCCTGTCCACCTAGCAGGACCAGGGCGCTGTTCAGCTTCACGCCGGGGTTCTGGAGGGCGTAGGCGAAGCGGTCGATGGTGCGCTCGCGGTCGGCGTCGTCCGGTATCAGCCGCGCCATGTGGTCCACCCACCGGCTCGCGTCACCCCCACTCGGAACCAGCTCCGTAGGGCGCCACAGATTGACGCACAGGCCCTCCGCCTCCTGCACCAGTAGGCCTTGACCCGGCCGCACCGTGACGCTGTGGGCACGCCTTAGAATGCCCCCTGGGTGCCCCATGAGCTGCGCCACGATCCCGTTCTTCCCCTTCACCGCGAACCCCTCCACCCCCAGCTCGCTCGCGACCGCGCACAATCGCGCCTCGTCCAGCAGCAGGTATGTCACCTCGTCGTAGAACCGATGCACGTCCAGAACGTAGACCACCCGCCGGGCGAGCTGCATGAACTCACTCAGCTCCTCCCCTACGTCAGCACCCAGGCTGTCGCCGCTGCGGCCAGCGCCACCAGCGCGGCGGGCACGAGGTACTCCGCCACCACCGTCTTCCATTGCCTCTTCGTCACGGTCGAACTCCTTCTCCGGCGCCGCCGATGGCTGGCGCCATGTGCCGCCTGTCGCTCGCTTGGCGAGGATCGCCAGCTTGCCGATCCCCACCCGCGCGGGCGGCGACCGGCCCCAGTGCGTCCACCGCTCCTGGCACGCCAGCTCGTCGTGCTTGTCGGCGCACCGTCCACTCCAGGCCGACCACGCCTCGTAGCCATCGACGCTCCCGCCGGTCGCGTGCCAGGCAGCCATTCCGATTGTGTTCCAATCGTCCCACCCGCACCCGTCGTCCCACCCGTCCCCGTTGGGGATCACTGCCAGGGCCGCGACCACGTCCTCGATGGGCGCCTGCTCCACTCCCCCTCCCGGCGCGGCCCCGTTGGCGCCAGCCCGCCCGCCCTTCTGGGCGGCGGCCATGCCCTGCAGCTCCAGGGCGAAGGCCCCCAGCTCCGCGTCGAGCGTGCGCTCCGTGTCCTCGCTCATAGCCCCGCCTTCCCTGGTGTCGGCCGCCGCGTGCCGCCGGGCATGGTGAGCTGCGACCACGCCCCGGTGACCGTTACGAACCGCGCACAATTATGGAATACCTCGATGGCCGCGCCCTCGCGTGCCTCGCGCACGCCGCCCCACTCCGCGATCTGGTATGGGCCAGCGCCCGCCAGCACCCGCCGGATGTCCACCTTGGTCTGGCCCTCGTGGGGGATGTCCTCCGCCTTGCCGACCGCGCGCACCCCGGTGCCGGAGGGGGTCAGCTCCATGTAGCACTTGCCGATCCGCTGCAGCACGGCGGTGGCCCACGGGTCCAGCACTCCCGTCTTCACGTCGCGGCACTTGTCGAGGTCGAGCCACACCAGCTCCGGCTCACCTAGCAAGAGCCACCCCACCCCGTCCGCGTCACCCCGCAGCACGGCCGCGCGGGCCGCCTCGTAGCTCCGGCCCTCGCCCGGCTTGTTGGTCGCCAGACCCCACCCCCGGCCCTCCGGCGCGGGCCGCTCCGGCTTCTTCGTCCACTTGCCGGAGCCGGTCCTCACCCACCGCCACACACACCACCTCTCCTGGCCCATGAGGCGCCCCAGGGGGTGTTCCGGCGTGAGGTTGGTACCTTGGGTCCACTCTTCTGTGGGGGGCCTGGGCGGGCCTCCTTGAGGCTCCTGTGGCGCGGCTGTCACGCCCTTGTCACTGGCATGGACACCAGTCCCGTCCCTTGTATGCTCAGACACAGCGCAATGCTCCTTGCGTGATACCCCGGCGCCAACCGGGTCAGGCCCCCCGGCTCACACCGGGGGGCCTTTGTTTTCCCAGGCTACAGGCTGCTCCGATCACCACGTCTGGGCAAGGAGCGTCCGCTTCACGCCGTCGAAGTCGCAAGCCAGGAGGCTGGCGCCGCCGCGCTCGGCGGCGGCCTCCACCACGGCCTGCAACGTGAGCAGGGCGTGCTTGACCGTGGTCGGCGTCAGCTTCTCGCCGGTCCGCGTGGAGAGCTGGCACCCCAGCCACTGGGCGCCCGCCAGCACCTCGCCCCGCCGGAGCGTCGAGAGCTGGAGGTGGCCCCAGGCGGGGACCACGTAGAGGTAGACCCGGTTGCGCCGGGCGCGCTCCGTCTCGGCGGCCTCGATCTCCTTCCGGTCCGCCTCGCGGGCCAGGAGCCACCGGGCGGCGTAGCTCCCGACCGTCTCGTCCCCGTCTGGCACGGGGGCGGAGCTGGCCTCCGGCTTGCCGCGCGCCTCCCAGAGTGTGCGGTATCGCTCCATCTCCGCCTGGGCCTCCGTCCCCAGGAACGTCTTGTAGTGTTGCAGGCGGGCGAGGCGCCGCCCCGACCGGTCGTCAATCGTTGCTATGTTGGTCTTGATCTGCCAGTGCCCAGGCGACCGTTGCGCCTTGTTAACAGTGACCCGGTTGATGTAGCTCACGCTGTCTTCTCCTTCTCTGCCAGCTCTTTCGCCCTGGCCAGCGCCAGGGCGGAGTTGAGTGTGCCTTGCTCGTGCTGCGCCGCGTCGAGGTGGATGGCGAAGCGCCCGGCGGCGGTGGGCCGGGTGGCCGCGTGGCCCCCGGTGTAGTAGTCCGCCTCGACCCACCCCTTCTTGAGGGCGCCGTTAATCGCGGCTGTCACCGGCTCCCCGTCCAGCACCCACATCCACGTCCCCCGGATGCAGATGCCGGGGACGCTGCGGGTCAGGAGGGCCTTCTGCTGCCGCGACAGCCAGAGGCGCTTCACGACGCCGCCCCCGCCAGCAGCTTGGCGCGGTAGGCATTCATCTCCGCGCAGACCGTCTCCGCCCGCTGCAGGGCGCGCACGTAAGCGGAACGAACGCACTTGCCGACGTTCAGCCGCTCCCAGGTCTGGGTGACCTCGATCATGCCCCGCGCCCGGCGGCTGATCATCTTGGGCGGGTTCTCGGGGTCCGCCACGAGGCAGACCGCGACCCGCCGGTAGCGGGCCTTCACCGACGCGGGCATCGTGGCCGACGCGGTCATTATGATGTAGGCGGCCATCTCACAGGCCCTCCTCTTTCGGGTCGCGGTCCCAGTGCATCCACTCCCGCCCGGTCGGGTCGAGGAGGTGGAGGCAGAGCACCGGCTCGACCTCCTGCAGGAAGCCATAAGCCTCCTCGGCGGCGGAGCCGGTCCGGAACCGCAGGGCGGTGTCCTTCATCTCGTCGTCGCTCTTGAACGCGACGAGGAGCTGCCAGGGGTGGGTGTGGGGGTCTTGGGCCATCGGGGCCTCCTGTTGGTTGGGTTAGATCGCGGGGGTGGCGCGGCCCACCAGGGCGTTCGCCCTGGCGAGCTGGTTGCCGAGTGTCGAGGGCGTCGAGGACGTCGTCCTCCAGCGCATAGGCTTCTGGCCGGAGGCGATCACGTTGAGAGCGAACAGGCGCCCGCGCTCGTAGGACATCGCGACGTGCTTATCCGCGTGATCCATCAGCCTCCGGTCGGGCGGCGCCCCGTCGAGGGCGTCGTTCCAGCCCTGACGGCGGGCGAGGCCCTGAGCCGTCAGGGGGGCCTTCCAGCCCGTGTCCCTGACGTAGGTGGTGTGGTTAGCCATTGCGGGCCTCCTCGACGTTCCGGGCCACGCGGGCGGCGCACCGGGCACAGGTCGGCACCAGCCCCAGGATGGGGTGGCGCACCGCCGTGGTGGCGACGTTGTCGCAGCGGAGGAACCACCGGCACTCCTCGTGCTCCGGCCCGACCTCATCGCGGGTGAAGGTGACCTTCATGGCCTAGCCCTCCCCGTAGATGGCGGCGCGGACCGCGAGGCGGCGGAGCTGCTCGGCCTCGAGCTGCTCCGGCGTGGCGTCCATGCCCAGGTCGAGGAACGCCTCGCGGGCCACCGCGTCGGCGGCCAGGATGGCGGCCACGCGGGCCTCCTCCGCCGCCTTCTCCGCCGCCACCAGGGCCGCCGGGCGGGCCAGGGTCGGCCTCGCCAGGATGGTCTGGTTCACGCCCTCGCGGACCCCGTGCTCCTTCACGGTCGCCTTGCCTTCCAGCGGGTCGCCGCGCTCGCCCAGGCGCTTGTTGCCCTTGTAGATGAAGATGTTCCCGGCGGCGTCCTTCATGCCGACCACGTGCATGGTGCCGAATTGCGTCTCAAACGAGGTCGCGAAAGAGATCGTCAGGGCCAGGGTCAGGCGCTCGCCCACCGTGCCGACGTGGACGGAGGAGGCGTCGGCGGCGGCGCGGGCGGCGATGCGCTCGGCCTTCTTCGCGGCGTCCTCGTTCACGATGCGGCGGACGGCCGCCTCCTGGCCGGAGGTCAGGCTGCCCCACTCCACGAGGCTGTCATACATCTTGCCCACGAACGCGGAGCGGTGGGTCCGCATCGCGTCGGTCAGCTCGACGTGGTCGGGGGTCGCGGCCTGCCACTTGGCGGCGCGGGTCTTGTAGGCGTTCGCCTTGATGCGGGCGTCAATCGCGTTGCTGTAGGCGATGGGGTTCTCGATCTCGGCGGGGGCGTAAATGCGGGCCATCGGGGCCTCCTGGGTCAGCGGGTTAACGTCGAGAGCCAGATATGGGACTGTGGCCCACGGGGTGCAAGGGGGTCAGGCGAATAAATCTTCCTGGCCGTCGTCGTCCAGCTCCAGCTCGTCCTGGCGCCACTCCGGCTCCGCCTCCGCCAGCAGGCGGGC